CAAAGTACGCTTTACCAAGTCGTTCTATGTCAATCTTTAAATCGTATTTTGTGAAATACATTTATACACATCCTTTGCACAATTATTAACATACTTCTATTTATTCAGGCTTCTTTAAACCTAATAAATCTTTACAAACGTCATACCAATAGATACCACTTTCACGTAAACTATCATTACTACTTCGCAATCGCTCTAATTTACGAATCAAAATTTTCAGAGTCAATTTAGAAAATTTTTTAGAGTCTTGGATTTTTTCCAACTTATCTATTATATTATCTATTTCTGTACACGTAAAGTCAGGAACTTTAGGTGCCCTCTTTTTAAGGCGAGTAATACCTAGTTTTTTACTGTTAGACAAAGCCGTCTCCTTTTTAAATTAAACCAGGTCAGTTGTTGAGATATGTAAAATGCTATCTATAGCTATTTCTTGTGCGTTTCTACATCACTATGTATAATTTAAAGAAACTCTACAATGCCAAAAAGAACGAGTAACCAAAAGATTCCTTTTGCTAGAAAGAACCAGAAACCGACTTTTACGACCTTTTTTATGCCAGAAAAAATTTTAGACTTATTTTTTAACGAATCGTTGTACTCTCTACGCTTACGAACTCTATTTAAATATTGTCTTAATCTATATCTTTGTGTAGGGGTCATACCCATAGTGTTCTCCATTTGTTCTTATTATTTATGTAAAAAGTGTAGATTTTATTAAGTGAAAAATGTAAAGGGTTTTTTCACTTGAATTTTATTAAAATATGTCCTATATTATAGTATATGTTAACCAATAAAGGAGATTATATGACAGTTGATAAAGACTATGATAAAATGAAAAAACAAGTAGATGAACATTTAAGTAAAGTAAGTGAATTAGTCGGTACGTTTGACTTAACACATAATAGTGATTTGTCTAATGATTTAAGTTATAAACTTGATGAAGTATCTGATCTAATAGAAGATAACTATGAAGTAGCCGACTTTGAAGACTAAAAAAATATTGCGAAAAAAAATCCAGTTATTTAATTAAGAAACAAGGCCAGTATATGTGTCTGGGATGTTATTGCATTTATAGATTAAAAAAGCAGGCCAGTTTTCAATGTCCCTTTTCTATATGAGAATCCTAAGGATTTAAATCTATTTGCTGCCCTTTTATCACTACAGTACCAGTCGTATCTTGTGTGTGATTTCCTTCAATTGTTTCTTTCTTATTTCCTAAAACATTTAAATTATAATCCCCACCTACATTAACGTTAAAGTCTGCACCTACATCAAAGTTAAACTGGCCAGTCTTTGTTACTACATTCAGGTTACCGTTATCTACTTGTATGTTAACATTAGCGTTAGGTCCGACTTGTATGTCATAATGATTGTTTTCTTCACCATCTTTGTTAATGTATACCTTATGTCGGCCATCTATAGTAATATCTGAATCACCTTGTATGTACGCTTTGTGATTGTTACTAGTTAAGGTGTAATGGTCGTTTGTTATAATGTCAATTCTGTCGCCGTTGTTGGTCATTTCAGTAGAAGTACCAGAGGCGTGCCTTTCATATATTCTATAATGATTTGTTCTAATGCCATCTGCGTCAATGGTAAACGAATCATCATATTCTTTAATGTGGCCGCTTTCTGATTCAAATACGTGATTGTAAGGATAGACGGCGTTGTAAGCAATTTCTGGTTGATTCCAAGTATCGGTATCACTTGCGGTTATATTCTGTCCAACTTCATCAAAGTCTGCGGTAGGTATACCTCCTATACGTGCCAGCCGTCTGCTAACCAACGAGGCGGCCGGTTTGTCTGCATTGTTCACGGCTAATCTATTTGTATCTGGTTCTGCATTATTCCGAGGATAAACTGATATATTATAATCGTCCAATGTATCATCATCACTTCTACGATTAGGGTCATAAAAACCAGAATTAGGATTGCCTAACTCCGATGGTTTACCAGGCAATGTACCAATGACAACAGGTTCTTGTTCGCCATCTCTAAAGTATCCCCACACCCACGCACCTTCTACAATAAAACTAGGCGACTGGCCAAGACCAGAGATGCCTGCTGATGTAGTAGGCAACACACAGGATGCCCAAGGTAAGTCTGTCGTAGGTAGTTTGTTTTTATCTGAAGTATGAATACCTAAACAACGTACACGAAGACGGCCGACTTTTTCAGGATCGTGTCTATCTTCTACTACGCCTACAAACCACTTAAAATTATTTCCGAGAAAGGCCATTTTATTTTACCGATATGTTGCCGTTTTTAATCACTACACTATACGTCATTTTTTACTATTTGTTTTACTCCTACGCAAACTGCCTTTACCTAGACTATCTATCCATATACTATGAGGATGACCGTCTAAACTACCAGAAACGTTGTATTTACTTATACTTTTATTAAGACAGGCAATCGCAAGATTGACTTTATCTTTGAGTTTCTCTAATACAGTTCTATTGTCCTTGAATATTCTCTTATATTTGTTATAATAGACTATATTGTCATATCTATTGAGGATGCCTTCTATAAGTCTGTTAAATGTGTTCTTTACAGTTCTTATTGTATTATTCTGTGTCATTATGTTTCGTTTCATTATTTTTCAGTTTCTTGCTCTCATTGTTGGCAGGTGGCCTGCTGTATTGTTAAAAAAAATCTGACTCTTAGCAATTCTAAGCTTCGTCAAGTGAATATTGTAAATAACTGTCTCCTTGTTCGTTTTCTTGTCCTGTAAATAAATCTACTTCATCCTCTGGTAATGACTTGTTAAAACTGTCTTTTACGAGTTCTATGAGCATTGTGTGTTTCTTTGTTATTTTTAAATTAACTTTGTGTCTAATACTACTAATTAGGTATCGTCCACTTAAATATGGGTCATTATCACTATCATTTGCGTTTTGCGTTGGCATAAACGATGGATGAGTGAAGTGTACGACTTCCCCTACACTTATACCTGTAAAACCTGGTAAATCAAGTTCTAACACTATGCTAGACAAGGCAGCCTTTTGTGATATACGTTTTTGTGTTACATTACTGTTTCGTCCTAGAAAATCGTAATCATTGTGTACTTTATCAGTAAATGATTGAAAATGTATCTTGCCTTCTTTAAAGTCTGATATAGTCTTACCTTGTGAGAAATTAAAGAACGGTACAACACCATTGTCTTCTCGTTTCTGACCTCTGGCGTCTGCCTCTAAATGATTTTCTTTTGCGTATTGTGTATGATAATCAAAATCTAATTCTTCAAAGGTTTTGTTAAAACTATCGTGTATTATCATTCGACTACCATAGGTGCCTGCGGCTAGATGTCTTAATGTGTTAAACTGACTTTTTAATCTAAAATCGGATGCGGACTGCAATGCGTTGATTATATCTCTATCGCCTTTTTCATCTCTATACGATACAATTTTAGGTGAGTATTTGGCACGTACATCTCTTGCTCTGCCACTAGCATCTGTAAACATTGATTCATATGATTTAAAGTGAAATCCTGTACCTGTTTCATAAAACAAATAACCTGCGTTTTCAAAGTTCTTTGACTCTGATAACTTGGCAACCTCGTGTATTGTTTCATTAGGTTTAATACGTGGTGCAATATACTTGGCAACACTTTTTGTAGGTTCTAATACTATATTCTTTTTTGTATCTAATTCTGTTCTACATACATCTAATATAATATTATCTGTTGTACCAGCAAATGATTTACTCACACGTATAAGGTCATTTTTTACTCTTTCCATACTGCAAAATTCAAGTGTGTAAGATTGTATCCTATCTTTTAACATAGTCTTATTTCGTATGCCTGTAATCATCATAGGGTGACCTGTTAATACTGAAAAGTCATAACCACGTTGTTCGCCAGGTGTATATAATTTAAACTCTAATCTTTCAAAACCAGTTAAAGGTAACATACTTGCAAGGTTAACACCATCAACAATAGACATATCGCCTGATAAAAAATTGTTTTCTATACTTTCGTATATACTAAATTCTATAACTTGATCGGTAATAATTTGACGAAAGATACCCTCATCACCTTCTCTATGATAGGGTATGATATTAATATCGGTAATTATATAATTACCTGGTCGTTCTATGAGTTTATTATTGGCGTTGAAGTATGGCATTATTCACTCACTAGTTTTTCAAATTCTTCTACAAATATTTGTAAATAAGCAGGATCAAGTAATTGTATTTGTCTTTTTTCATCTTGTAATCTATCTTCATATTGTCTGTTTGTAACTGCTTGTGCGCCTGTATCTGTAGATAAGCATTCTATATAGTGTGAATAATCAGCAGGTCCTTGTCCTGTTGTACGACCACTTGATTGTAATTTTTCATAATGGTGTACTGCGTCTGGATTGTCGTATTTGTCTTTAACAAAGTTTTCAAACTCCTGAAATGATAACGGCCATCCATAAAATCTGTCTGTAATATTATTTGTTAATAGTATTACCCAATGATATTGTGCGTCACCAAAATGTTTAAATGATACATCTTCAGGTTTTTCACCACTTACAACATCATATTTGTCGTATAGTGTAGCAACATCAAATGCTTTGTTTCTGACTTTGATTCTTGTAAATAAATCTGTAAGAAGTTTGTCATTACCGTCACCTTTTAAATCATAAAACCCTTGTGAAAAATAACTAAAGTATGTCATTAGAATCCTTCAGCAACGGTTTGTTTAGTCATAATTTCTGTTTCAGTAAATGATAATGTCATTTTAGAAATTACAGGCATTGCACCTTTCTCATCTGCCTTAAATGTATGAAATACACCCTCTGGTGAATAATCAACTGACATATCAGTTAATACACATCTACTAATTTTAGGTAAGTACATATTTGCTTTATCTCTATAATAATAACCTATTTGAAATTCTGAAGGTGTAATTAAATATTTTTCGTTTGACACATCTGGCAACATATGAAATTTAAATAATTGCATCATTTTATTTACCATTTCAACCTCTTTGATATTCTTTGGTGCAAAATCAAATTCAAAAGCAAATGATCTAAACGGTACAGATTGAAATGCTAATTCCATTCTAGGATTAACTGCTCGTCCTGTTTGTTTTGTAAAGAAACCAGCGGCACCTGGAAATGCAACTTCTAACGCACCTTGTAAAACTTGTCTACCTAAAACACCGCCTGCGTCTTTTAATTGTCCTAATAAATCATTGACACCACTAAAATCTCCATCTAAAAACTGACCTATATTTTCAACAAATTGTGAACCTGTTTCTTTTAATAATGCTAAATTCTTTGTTTCTGCTTGTTCATAGGATGCTTTGTAATCAAACTTAACAGTAGGTGGTGTATATAATATTATAGAATCACCTAAAGTTTTATGAGTTTTAATATCTTTACCCATACCTGATTTAGTTGACTGTACAAGTGATGTAGCATTCTTATCTAAAAATCCTTGTTTCTTTAATTGTGATAATCGTTTTGCATTTGCCTTATCTCTTAATTGATTTTCACCTAATCTGACATCTAAACTTTTATTGACTATTTTTGATACATTACTACCAGGATTTTTAATAGCATTTAATGATGTTTGCGTATTATAAATTGTATCAAAGATTATATAGTGACCTTCACCTAAATTTTGTGTTTCTTGTGGATAATATAACTGACCATATTTAAATGGGTCATTCTGTGCTGATAAGTGTGATGTGGGTGAAGTGTCTATATCAAGTGGCGATTTATTAGCAAGTTTAGCCGCTAACTTTGTAGTCTTTGCCCCACCTGCAAAGTTACTAATTAGATTACCAGCAGCATTTGATACTGCATTACCTATAAAATTTTTTGCACCTGATTTTAATACGTTTGATACTTTTGAAGTCCAAGCCATTTGTTACCTTTATATATATTAGTAATATTTATATGATATGAAGAAGTCTTTTAAAGGAATATATAAACCAACTCATCCAAAGAAGTATGTTGGTAACCCTAATAATATAATATATCGTTCATTATTAGAGCGTAGATTTATGGTCTACTGCGATAACAATCCTGGTATTGTACAATGGGCAAGTGAAGAATTACCTATACGATATTACAATCCTATTGATAAGAAGTGGCATAGATACTTTGTTGACTTCATTATTAAAACTGATAAAGGTAGAAAAATGTTAATAGAGATTAAACCTTCTCGTCAATGTACGCAACCTAAACCACCTAAAAAGAAAACTAAATCATATATGCGTGAAAGTTTTGAGTTTATCAAAAATCAAGCAAAGTGGAAAGCCGCAACTGCGTATGCCGAAGACAACGGTGCTGTATTTAAAATAATAACTGAAAAAGAATTGGGTGTTAAGTTCTAAAAAGAACCCACTTGATTAAACCAAGCATTTTTATCGTTTGCAACATTACCTGTTGATAGATTTGTTGTACTACTTGTATTACTACTTTGTACGTTTGAAACACTAGTATTAGAAGCAATACTAGTTTTTGATCCACTTTCTGATTTTTCTAATTGTTTCATTTTATAAGCATAAGTTCCTGGTACAAGTGATGGATCTTTTTTAGCAGCAAAAGGAAAATTTCTTCTTTCGTCTATTTGTTCAGCTGTTTGTGCTTCACCAAACGTTAATTGTTTTTGACCATCACTACCTATAAATTCTGGTTTCTCTTTTGCTAATTCTCTTATATTAGTGCCTACATTTGTCATTCCTTTTTCATCATATCCTGTTGCTTTTTCTTCTATGTTTTCTGATACTTTCTCACCTGCAACATCTATTAATTTCTTAATACCTAATGCTGCCGCTACTGCAAGCAATCCTATTAACACTCTTTTGTCTGTTAATATACGTAATAGATTTACTGCAACAAGAGCAATACCCGTTTTAATTTGTCTACCTAATTGCACTAATAGACCTTTCATACTTGTAACAATAGGTCCTAATAGTTTTTTGAATATCTTTAATGGTTTTAATATATCTAAAAACGTGTCTTTCAACATTACTAGTGGTTCAAAGAAACCTGTTATCTGTTGTTTAAATGCGTCACCTATATCTAATAATAAATTAGGTACATATTCTCGTATGCCCTCACCACCTTGTCTATCATTTCTACTAGCAGGTCTTCTAAATCTGCCAAAGAAACTTGTACTAGGCAATTCTTCTTCACTTTGAATATTTAAAGTTCTCATCAAAGTTTGTTTATTGGTTTCCAATTCTTTTAACGTATCATAACTTTTTTCTACGAATTGTTTTTTAGTATTGATTTCTTCTTCGGATAAAAATCTACTTTCTTGTAATTTCTTTTCTTCTTTGTTTTTTTCTTTTTCTAAATCTTTAATATTGATAAGTGTTTCTCTCAAGGTATCACGTCTTTGTTTGATTTCTGCTCTACTTAAAAAGTCAATCTCACCTGTGATCTGATTAATTTCTGCCTTAGCACCTTGTTCTCTTATTTCTCTAACTTTTTCCTCACTCTTTACTAAATTTTCTTGTCTTTGTTTTAGAAATCCTGCTAAGTCTTTATTGTATTTGTTTAGGTCTAATCCTAATTTACTGATAATACTTTCTAATTTTTCTAACGATACTTTAAATTTTTCTACTGATCCTGTTCTTATATCATCACTAATATCCTGTATCATTCTAGGTATACTAGGCACAACTGCTCTAGCAGCACCTTCTACAGATATTCTAGTTTTACTGAATATGACTTGTGCTATTTCTTCTACTGCTTTTTTGAAACCAGAAGGAGCACGAGGACCTCTATCAGGTCCTCTACCTCGTCTTTCACTTGGTACATCAAATTCTGTTTCTAAATTGTCAACTACAGGTAATGCCATATTATTTTGTTTCTTTTATTTTACTAGGTTTACCATTTACATATAACCCAAACCAAGCAGCACCTGCCCCTACAACTACAGATACAAAACCTGCCTGTGCATTGTTAGGTTCTGGTAATGCCATAAACCATTGCATTGTCATATAAAAAGCGTAACCATATAACAACATAAAAATTCTTGGTATTAATCTCCAATTTGACATAAACTGTGGTATTTCATCTCTTAAAAATACCCATACGTTTTTAATTATAGATTTACTTTCTTCTATCATTTTTTTGCCTCTCGCTCTCGTCTTTTATTTTCTTCTTTTATGTAATTAACTAATAACGAAACATAAACATCTCTCTCCCAAGGTATCATTTTTTCAATTTCACCTAATGAATATTTATGATGTTGCATTAGAGCAAAATTTGTTTCAAAGTATGCCTCCAGGCTGTTATGGGAGAGGCTTATTGAAAAAAATCTCTAATACCTTTTAAATCTATTGTACTTTTAACCTTTGTCTTAGGATTTTCTACCTCAATTGTATGTCTTAATTGTGGCATTGTTTCAAAAAAAGTCTTAATCTTTTCAAAAGTTTTTTGTGGTAAACTTTCTAAAAATGTTTTTAATTCTTCTTTTGTACTATCTTTAGCAGGATATACTTTCTCCCCCTCATAGATGTGGTCAATACTTGTTGTCATTATATCAAACAATGTATTAATATCTGTTTCATCTATGTTAAAACCAGCCTTGGTCATCTCTAGCGTAGGATAGTTAAAAACAACTCCTAATTTTCTGTTCTCGTCAATAACAATATTATTTGTGTGTTCATCATCAACTTGAACATTTACTTTGGTTAAATCTACCTCAACATCTGTATATGTTGATTTATCATCTGGACATAGCATTTTAAACTTTGCTACCTCACCAACAGACTTTGCTCTTATTTGTAAAAAAATATACTCAATATCAAATATAGGTAATTTTTCTATTTCTAACTTTTCATATGTACAAGCATTTAAAATTTCTTTAGTTGCATTTATTATTTCAGTATTATTATTTGATTCCATAGCAACTAATAACACTTTTTCTTCCTTAACTAAAAAAGGTCTAAACTGTACTACCTTGTCTGTAGATGGTAAAGTCAACTCATATCTTGGTGTTTCAACACTTGGTAATGTCATTATATCTCCTTATTATATAATTTTATATATTTAGTGGTGGTATTTTAAATGGTGGGAATGCTCTTCCGCCAGTTATTCTACCCAACGGTACTCTACGTTTTAAATCATTGAGTACATCACGTCCTGCTCTTCTTAATTCAGGTGGCAGTTTACTTAAAATTCCTCCGAATGGTGATTGTTTCACAACAGGTCTTCCTCCAGTAGGTTGTCCTAACGTTATATTTCCTTGTTGATCTAAAAAGTAATTGACCCAATATCTAAATGTAAATGTTACTGAAAATGTTTGTACTGCATTTGCTTCAGCAGAGTAATCAACAGCACTAATAGTTTTAGGAAATGCGTCTATCAACTGTACACCATAAGTTACGTCATCACGTTCTTGTTTAGCAGCATATTGTCCTAATTGAAAAATATTTAAATTTGTAACATAGTCATTGTAATAATTGTAATTGAAATTTGCTGTACTAACAGCAGACTTTTGCCATAACTCAAAATAAGTTCTTTCTCTTAAAAATTTATCTGCATAAAACGTAGCAGTAATATCTTGTGATTTAAAATCGTATGCAACTTTTCTAGCAGGACCATTATGTTTTACTTCTTTCATAACAATATCTCTATCAGGCATTGTTATAGCACTACAAAATGCTCTTACACGTCTACCATTTGTAACTTGTGTATGTATATTATCTGACTCTGTAGCAAAACCTAAAGTTTCACCTGCTGTTGTATTAGATTGACTACCAAATCCAAAATCTGCTAAACTATCGTTACTTACGCCTGTTGGTAAAAAAAATTCTGAATAATATCTTGCCTTTCTAGCAAAACCCTCTGCCTCATTTACGTATGATTGAAAACGTCCTAATGTAGTTTCAGGATTACCACCTTGTGTTCTTTTTAAACGTGGGTCTCCAGTAACGTTGTCTAAACTTCTATCTCTCGGTAGACCGATACGAACATCAATACCACCTATTCTTTTACCGCCTCTTAATATTGCCATTAGTATGGACTCCCCTTTTTAAATTGTGCGACAGGTAAATAAACTGCTAATGCCGCCTCGTCAAAATCAACTCTTAAAAAATTACTTCTTACGTGTGCAAATAGATATTTCTTAATTGTTCCTTTTACAAGTGATATATTTTTCACTCTATTATAACTAACATCAAAACTATTTGTACTTGTTATCTCTCTACCTCTTGTGGCATATCTTTGTAATCTTTCTAACAAAGTAAATCTAGCACCAGGTCTTAAATAATGAAAGTTAATACCTGCAAATCCACCTGGTATTCTCTCTAAAGGTAATACTAGAGGAAAAGTATCATAATATGGTAATGTTTTTTTATATTTAGGGTCATAAACAAACATATTTAAACGACCAATACTCGGTCTGCCTATTAGTTTTCCTTGATTCATTAATCGTCTAGCAGATACTCTATCAGCAATTGATGATACAGCATTTCTGTACCAAGCAGACGTTTTACGTATGCCACCTGCCTTATCTACTAGTGGATCTAATATTGAAACCATATGCTATATTTATATACAAAAAAAGGGTCCCTTGTTACCAAAGGACCCTTTAAAGTATGTACTAGAGAGAGATAAATTACTCGTCTTCTGCTAATTTACTAAAATATGACATTGTATCGTCATCATCACTAGCATCCACCGAGTCGTTCATACTTTTTGCTGAACCGTTACT